GTACTCCGGTTATGGTCAATCCAGAGCTATTGCCTGCTATTAATCAAATATCAGATTCTCATATATCAAAATTAACAGGTATTAGCAATATACAAGCGCCTCCGGGTAGTTTGCGAAGTTTGTGTTTGAATAGATTACATTGGGGAAAAATGATAACAGAAACGGTAGGAGGTTATCACCAAGTGTGTCATACCAAATCTATGCTTAATCCAGCTACGTTAGTCCGTTTAGGAAGAGATTTTAAGAAAGACGGAGCATTACGGGGAGATCCATATATTAGATCTTGTGGTTTATTGCCAGGAGCTCTTCGTATGTTGGAGAAAGGTATAGATTGTCAAGATCGGGTAGGAACGTTTAAATTTTCTTATAGTTTACCTGAATTGATGAAATGTATAAAAATGGGATCGTCGGGGGGTCTTAATCCTGTCACTAAATTAAAATGTGCAGTAGATGGTACAACTTATAATGTTCACAATAGCGGGAAAAAAATATATCATGCTGAGCCTTCACTACGAAGGTTTCATCGATTTGTGATACGATTGAGTAAAAGGTTACCACATGAGTTTCAGCCTCTGAATGTTATTAGTATAAAAGGAGAGTGGAAGGTGACTGGATATGAGAAAAGAGTAGAAGAGTTGTGTAAGTATATTTTAAAATTACGAGAGTTTTTTATACCTAATACAGATATGATGTTTTTATCAACATTGTTAGGCAAGCAGAGAATGTTTTGTGAGCGTGGTAATATGATTCGTATCGGTATGAAATTTTGGCATGGTGGTGCCCATGAATTAGCTAAATATCTCAATTTTGATAATGATCAAATATTTTGGGCAGATGGAGATATTGTTAGTTTGGATAAAGGTATAAAAGATTGGCAGCTCTATTTATATATAGCTAGTGGTATGAGATATTTTGATAGAAAGAGTATGAATCAAGAGCAGCGGCGAGTTTTTAATGAATTGACAAAATTGCTTATGTATCATATTTCTAATAAAGTTGTTCTCAATACGGGTAATTTGTGGCGTTTTATGAGAGGCGTTATGTATTCTGGAGGAAAAGAAACCTCCCATGGAGATAGTTGGGTTATGTCTTTAATGTTTTGGATGTATATAGAGGATGTGTGTCAGCGGCACCCCCACATGAGAGAAACTATTAAATTAATGGTGGATAAAGGATATATACGAATAGTGGTATATGGAGATGATCACATATGGTGTGCACCCAAAGATTTGCGA